AACCTGTCCGGATTGGACGGAGTGCTTGGTGTTAATGCAATTAATTTTGCTTCTTCTCGTGGATTTCCACACAAGGGTCCGAAGACAAATATTGTCGATATTTCGGATCGCGTTGTGGAGGGTATTTCGTGCGTGCGCGATGTATCCCAAGATACTTGGGATGAAGTTGCACATATGGAGGATCGTCTCGCTCGTGGTGAGCGGATTAATACGGTTCTTAAGGGTTCGTTGAAGGATGAGCCCACAAAAACTACCAAAGATAAGGTGCGTGTATTCGCTGCTTGCAATTTTCCAATGATTTTATTGGTCCGCAAGTATTTCTTGTCTTCGGCTGCCCTCGTGCAACGTAATCAGAAGTTGTTCGAGTGTGCTGTCGGTGTGGTTCAGCAGTCCCCAGAATGGACTGACATTTTTAACCACATTGGTAAGTACGGATGGGAGCGAGGAATCGCTGGTGACTATGCCAAGTTTGATGCTCGGATGTCTGCTCGCTTTATGCTTGCGGCTTTCAAGCTGTTGATTCAGATTGCTGAAAAGAGTGGAAATTACTCTGATCGCGATTTGGAGATCATGCGCGGTATTGCTACTGAAATCACTTACCCTACGTACGATTATTTTGGAACTTTGGTTCAATTTTTTGGTTCTAACCCTTCGGGTCATCCGTTGACCGTTATCATCAATTCATTGGTGAATTCTCTTTACATGCGATATGCTTATTATACTATTGCAAAGGAGGACGGTTGGTGGAAGATTCCGCCTTTTCGTAAGGTTGTTTCTTTGATGACTTACGGTGATGATAATATCATGACTGTAAAAGAAGGTTTTTCTGGTGTGAATCACACACGCATTGCTTCTGTGTTTGAGACCATGGGTATTAAGTATACTATGGCCGATAAGGACGCAGAGTCAGTTCCGTACATTCATTTGTCGGAAGCAAGTTTCCTCAAGCATTTTGCCGTTTGGGATGACGAATTGAAATTGTATCGTTGCCCTTGCGAGGATGGTTCGATTGCGAAGATGTTGCACTCTCATATGAAGAGTGATGTTCTAACTATGGAACAATCTTCAGCTGAAGCCATTTCGAACGCTGCGCTCAAGTATTTTGAGTTCGGCCGAGAAGTTTATGAGGAAAAGCGTGGACAATTGATGGATGTGGCTCGTGAAGTGGGCCTCATGGGTTATGTTGCAGATTTGCCATCTTATGATGAACGCCTTGATTGGTACAGGGGCAAATTTTGCTTGGAAAAGTCCGACTAAGTCGGCTCAGCCCCGCTGGGAGGGCGTAAAGTAGTCCCAGCTGTGCGTTGGATTCATGCACATTAAGTTGAAGAACCCGTTACAGGTAGTTACCACAAGTATCACTAGTTTTTCTTGTCTGTGAGCTATGTAGGAAAACTGTAATGTAGACGTCGCCTTAGTGCGGAGCCCGTATTTACGGGATGTTTTGTCAACATAAAATAAGAATTACCCGACGTGCTGTGAGGCCAGCGCGGATGGGGAAAAGTTAAATGGACCTTAGTCAAATTAATATGACAGAATATTATGGCACTAAAGTGCCCCCCGTTGTCGATGGGGATAATTTCGATTGGGATGCGCCATTGAGGCGTGTTCCTTCTTTTGAAGTCACTGGTCTTGTTGAAGAGATCGATGCATTGAAAAAGGAAAATAAGACGCTTAGATGTTCGCTTGCGCGCAAGTACACTCATTGTGATAAACTAAAAGCTGAGATTCGTGAGTATAAACGAATCGTACGTAATTTGAACGATGATATGTTAACTTCGCAGAGTGGGGTAGCGGCCACTACTAATAGCGAACCGGGGTTGACCATGTCAGAGGCGACTCCAATGGCGACAGAGCAGATTACTGCGTTCGCCGATCAGGATGCTGGATGGACTACTGAAGTGCATGGTTCTTATGATAGCACTATGGATGCTGTTGAGGCTACTAATTCTCATCTGGGCGAGTTTTTGGCTCGTCCTATCCGTCAGTCGGTTCAGAGTTGGGTTGTTACACAGCCTTTCTTTTACCAGTTTAATCCTTGGAAGGAATTCATTGAGAATCCTTTCGTGCAGGATAAGATTAAAAATTATGAGCTTTTGCGCATGAAATTGCATTGCAAGATGGTCAT